TAATCCTGATTACAATCCGAATCTGAAAGCAAATGCCGTGATACAAGTTGACGGTGTTGAGCAGTTCAGAGGATTTATGCGTATGCGCGGAATCAAACGCGACAATCAGGATTTAGGTAAAGTCATTTACGACTGCGAGGTATTCGGTGATCTTGGGAACATAATAACCAATCTGGGAACTGCGACTTTTTCCGATTTAGATTTGAGTGAATGGAATCACGTCTATGATCGTAATGAGCAACAGGCAACGTGGGGAACGATTGACCCTTCGATGGGTTATCATTACCCAATGATTCAGTACGGAGATAATGATGGTGTGAATTGGAATGTCAATCACTTTTATCCTGCCGTGTATGAGAAAGTGATCTTTGACAAGGTGATGGCGTATGCAGGGTACAAATACGATTCACCGTTTATTACGGGCGGCACATTCTCTACATTTGTCCTTCCATTTACCGGCACATCGTTTTTGTTAAGCCAGACGCAAGCGGCAAACCGTTTGTTTAATTCCCGTATCAGTGCAACATACACAGCACTTGATGAATCAACGTGGGCAAGTATTCCTGAGCCATTTCCGTTCGACGCAGAGTTAAGTGATCCTGATGGTCAATACGATCCTGCAACGTATCTATTCACAACAGTATCGGCAGGATATTACGAATTCAAAGTATCGGGAACATTTAACTGGTCTGCCGTTGGTGGTAATTACTCTGGGGTTTCCGCGTCTGCATTATTGGTAACTATTAGGCATCAGCGTGGGGCGACTATAACTAACTTGGGGCAGCAGTGGATTCCGAATAACGTAAACTCATTAACAGCAGGTAATAGTTCAACATCTGTATCATTTACATACACTACGAACACGATACAATGCAACGCGGGTGATATTGTGTGGGTTGACCTTGCCCCTTGGTTTATTTCTAACGGTTACCCTGTTGGATGGAATTATGCTCAGTTTAATTTAACGTCTGCAAATTTCTTTAACAGCGTTACCAATGCGTCAATAGTTGAAGGTGCTACGGTTGACATGAATGCGTGGTTGCCTAATGACGTTAAACTGGTAGATTACTTCCTTTCCGTTGTGAAGGACTTTAACCTGATGGTTGAACCCGATAAGACGCAGCCGAATAAAGTTTACATAGACACGGCAGAGGACTTCTATTCTAGTGGCAGTCAACGTGATTGGTCGCATAAGTTAGACGTGTCGAAGTCATTCGAGATTCAACCGATGGGTGCGCTCGATTCACGTAGATACGTATTGCAATGGAAGGAATCGTCAGATTACTTCAGTACGCTATACCGCAACACATACGCGGAAGGGTACGGAATGAAAAAGCACGATGTGACGAATGACTTCGTTAAAAACGATAACGTCTATACATCAATCTTTGAATCAACGCCAATGGTCGGACGTGGTTCAGATGACCGCGTATATCCTGAGATTTACACCATCGAATCAGGAGGCAACCGCAAGCGCATTAAATCAGGAATGCGTAGATTGATTGCTACGGTTGAGCGTAACACTATCTATCCGTGGAACTACATCACCGCATCAGGCACATACGTTGAGACGACCTATCCTGCGTCTGGTCATTTGGATGACATTGATACTCCGACGTTTGATCTAAACTTCAGCAATCCGCGTGAGATATATTATTCCGCGACAAATTACACGGACGGAAATCTGTGGAATCGTTACCATAAAAAGTATATCGAGGAAATTACAGACCGCAATAGTAAAGTAGTGATCGGTTACTTCTATCTGAAGCCGTTGGACTTTCTGCGTTTGAGTTTCCGCGATGAATATTTTATTCACGGACACTATTACCGATTACTGCGCATCATTGATTACAATCCTGCAAAGGAGGGTGTTACTAAATGCGAATTCTTGTTAAAGAAAAGCCGCGAGGTATTTTCTGCCGCCACATATCCATTATTGAGTTATGCCAATAACACCAACGGAGATGTTTCCGTCGTACCGCGTGGCGGTGGTGGTACATTGGACGGTTTGAATATCGTTGTCGGCGAAGGTAGTTCAGTTGAGCGTGGCGGTGGTGGTAATGCTTCCTTCGGGTCGCGTAATTTTATAGGCGCGGAATCGAACCGCAACTTCATCGCAGGATCATCAGGCGTAACGATTTCACCGAACATCACAGGTGCTATTGTAATCGCTTCAGACGACGTTGAAGTAACGTCTGATGGTGAAGTATGGATCAACGGAACGCGTTACACAGAGGGGGCTAATAATGCGTATAACCTGACAACGACGGCAACGATCAGCGCAGGGGGAACATATTACTGTAACGGGACGTTCACGGTTACGCTAGACCCTGCCGCAATTACTGATCAGAGTATTGTCCAGATATACAATCTCGGAAGCGGAACGGTAACTGTTAACGGTGGAGGTAGTACGATACGATACAGCGCGGGGAATAGTGTTGCCAGTTACAATATGGCGGGGCAATACGATTCTTTAACTCTTCAGGCTAATAACAATTATTTCTTAATGCGATGACGTTTATATCTTCTTTAATGGGTGGGAGTGGGGCTACTACGTGGGGCAGCATCACGGGTACGTTGTCCAGTCAGACGGATTTGAATTCGGCTCTGAACGGTAAGGCGTCCTCATCACACACACACGCGCAATCGGATGTAACCAATTTGGTAACTGATCTTGCAGGTAAGGCGGCATCTGTTCACACGCATTCTCAGTATGATGATAAATGGACTTACACAACGCTAGGGTCAAATAACACGGTAAGCACAACGGCATTCGCTAACGTAACGGGGATGTCATTTAGCGCACTTGCGAATACTAAATACCTTATAACATTGAACGGAGCGTATCGGACCGCAGCAACGACAACGGGTATCTCATTGGCATTGAGTGTACCAACAGGCACAACGATTGTAGGGCGGAATGTCGTTTCAACGTCAGCAACGGCACTAGGTGGAACGGAACAAATAGCGAATGCCACAACAACGGGTGCTACAACAGGTGTGCGCGCGGCAAACACAAATACGCCGATAAATTCATTCTGGATTGTGTCCGTTGGTGGTACGGCAGGAACTATTCAATTAATGCAGCGTTCAGAGATTGCGGCATCTAATACGGTGCTTCAGGCAACATTAACAGTAATGGGTTATAGAACTATTTAATATGCAGGAGATTTCATTAGAGGTTAAGATACAAACCGCGATGGCGGCTCAGTCGGTTGGTGAGATTAAAGCACAACTGAAGGAGTTAAAGACTGCCATGATTCAGGCAGGGGAAGGATCGGCTGAGTTCGATAAACTTGCTATGGCGGCAGGGAAATTGAATGAGCGGATGGACTCGGCAAATAAAGCCGTGCGGAATTTCAACCCTGATGCTATTGATGCAGTCGGAAAATTTGCGCAGAAAGCCGCAGCAGGTGTTAGCCTTGTTACTGGTGCAATGGGTTTATTTGGTGAGCAATCCAAAGAAACGGAGAAAGCGTTATTGAAGGTTCAGAGTGCTATGGCATTAGCGCAGGGGTTGCAAGGAATAGAGGGCGCAAAAGAGTCACTCGAAAACCTGTTCAATACTATAATAAAGAATCCGGTTGCAGCGTTTGCCATTGCTATTACGGCTCTCGGAACTGCGATGTACAAGGTATGGTCAGCGCAACAGGATTTGAATTCTGAACTGGCAAAGGCTGAACGCGCATACGAAAAGCAGAAACAAATCACCGCTGATCTGGTACGCGAAAAGCAGCAGGAGGTTGAATTATTAGAGGCGCAGGGAGCAAGTACAGAGAAAGTAATTGAGGCGAAGCGTATAATGATTGATGCACAAATTGCGGAGGCTGAATCGGCAATAGTTGTAAACGAACAGAAGTTAAAAGAGATTGAAAACAACGACAACCTGTGGGAATCGTTGTTAAAGGTTGCGGATGTTGTTAACGGCACGAATCAGGCTGAGGCGGCAATTGCTCAGAATAAAAAAGAGCGTTCAGCGGAGGCGTTGCAACAAATCGAAGATCAGAAAGTTGCCATTGATCAATTGAAACATCAGTTGGACGTTCTCGACGTTGAGGAAAAGAAAGCAGTGGAGGAATCGAAGAAAACAAACGCAGGAGCGAACGCAGACAAAGCACAGAAGCGCACAGAGGACAGAATGAGCCATGCCGAATATGTACGGCTCAAACATGAGAAAGAGGAGGAGGCGCACATTGCAGAACTGAAGCGCGAAAAGGATGCGGCAGACGAACGTGAACGCAGACGCATTGAAGATTTACAGAATCACAAGGCGTACTTAGAGGCGAAACGTAAGAAAGAATATGACGCGTATGTAGCACGTAAAAAGCAAGCCGCAGAGGAAAGAGCGCAAGATCAAGCGGATAAAGAATGGAAACTTTCAATGCTATCATCATTGTTTTCGTCCGTTTCCTCTTTGATGAGTAAAAATGCTAAGGCACAAAAAGCATTTGCAGTAGCACAGACTACCGTAGATACTTACATGGCTGCGCAGAAAGCATACGCATCGCAATTATCCATCCCTACGCCAGACGCACCACTACGCGCTCAAATTGCAGCAGGGATCGCAATACTCTCTGGATTAGCACGTGTTAAACAAATACTATCAGTTAATACTGATGGCGGTGGAGGTGGAGGCGCATCACCTTCGGGTTCATTCGGTTCGGGCGCTAGTGGATCGCTAGAGATGGGATCGCCAAACGTCAACGCATCGCAGCAACCCTCTACGTTGATCAACGAACAAGGGCAGGTAGCAAACCAACAGCCGACACGTCCGATGTACGTCAGCGTTACTGAGATACGTCAGACGGGCGACTATGTTCAGGCTCAGGAGGAGAGGAGTAGATTTTAAACAAATGACACGATTGTAAGTTTATTACGATGGCTAAGTTACCTGTGTACCGTTTAACGGTTTCCCCTGACGAAGAAAACGGGGAAGAGATATTTACCGCTCTGGTAGATGATCCTGCGATTGAATCCGATTTTATGGCGTTCAATAAACAGGAAGATTTATTTGAATTCAAAGTTGCCGATCAGGATAGACGCATCATTACAGGTGCGGTTATGATTCCCGATAAACGTATCTACCGCAACGATAACGGGCAGGAATACGAAGTGTATTTCACCAAAGAAGATATTGAGTTATTTGTCCGTAAATGGAGCAAGAACAACCGATTCAACGCGGTTAACGAGATGCACGATAGATCGCAACAGCCGCAGGGAGTGTATCTAATTGAATCATTCATAACGGACAAACAGCGCGGAATAAACGCCCCGAATGCTTTGAATGATAAATATCCTGATGGCACGTGGTTTCAATCTTACTACGTGGAGAACGAACAGGTGTGGCAGGATGTGAAGCTAGGCAAGTTCAAAGGCTTCAGCATTGAATCAATGTTCAAATACGCATTCAAAGCAAAGTACAACCCAGAGAACGACATTAAGGACATAGTTAAAAAATTAAACGATTATATCAACCCGTAAGTTTATTATGATGGACACAAACAAGATGAAAGAAGGACTGAAGCTAATCAAAGAAGGATTCGCGATGTTCCTATCCACAGAACAGAAATTTGCTAATGCAAAATTAGCGGATGGAACTGTAATCGAAATTCAAGGTGAAACTATTGTCGGTTCAGCCGTAATGGTTGTTACCGAACAAGGCGCAGCACCTATTCCTGACGGTGAATACACTATGGAGGATGGTACTGTGATCTATACTTCAGGCGGTGTTATCGCAGAAGTTAAAGCACCAGAGGCGGAAGCGGAAGAGCCTGCCGCACCAACAGGAGAGCAGCCAATGAACGCAGGTGGCAACCCTGCACCCGCTGCACCAACACCAACGCAGATCATTGAGCGTATCGAGAAAGAAATGATTTTTGCTAAAGAGGAAATTGAAAAACTTAAAGGCGAAATCGTTACAATCACAGAAGCATTCAACGCTGTTAAAGCAGAACTCAACACCGAGAAGGAAAAGTTTAGCAAAGCAGCGGAATCATTTAACGCGGCACTTAACGCAATCGGTGACGAGCCACAGAACACAGCGAAGGTTGAAAAGAACGTGATCGAAGCACCGAAGAAAGAAACAATCGAAGAGTTTCGCGCAAGAATTTACAGTCGATAATAATTAGAAACAAACACAAACAACAATAAACAATGGCAGGATTTACAGTATCGTCGCTCAGTAACTATACGATTGAGGACAAAGCAGACCTCAAACTTAAAGGGGTTTATGGCGCGGTTTCAATGCCGCTATTCACAGTACGCGAAGGCATCAAATCTTCTGAGAAACTTCCGTATGTAACTACTGATCCTGCGATGCAGGCGGACACTACTTGTGCAACTGTTAACGCGTCTGGTGACGGTGGTACGTTTGCTCAAATGACTTTGTCAGTAACAGGAATCAAATTCGAAGATTCATGGTGCTTCAAAGATTTGGAAAGCAAATTTACTCAGAAATACCTCCGTGCAGGTGCTAAGATTGACGAGAACGCAGCAACAGCATTGCTCGATCAAATCATGACTGACTACACAGCGCGTATCGCTAAAAAGATGGAAATGGCTATCTGGCAGTCAGCTACCACTAACACTTTCAGCACAGACCTGAAGCAGTTCAACGGATTCCTGAAGACGCTTGACGCGGCAGGTGGTTACGTTAACTCACAGACTTACGCAAGTACATCTGTAACGGCTATCACTACTTCAAACGTGATTTCGATCTTCCAGAATCAGTGGCTTGCAACTCCTGCCGATCTGAAGCGTAACGATAACCTTATCACAGTATGCGGTGATGATACTTTCGATAAACTTTTGATCGCTCTTGCTAACGCAAACCTTTACCACTACAACGGTAACAACGGATTGCCTTCACGTGAGATCACTTTGTTCGGAACTTCAATGAAGATCAAAGCAGTACCGGGATTGAACGCTGACAACAACAGCAACCTGCCTGCGGCGTACAAAAATCGTATCATCACTTTCGAGAAAGACAACTTGGTAGTTGGAACTGACTTGATCTCTGATATGGATGATTGGGCTACATGGTACGAGATGAAAGACGACAAACTCTACACTCGTAACCGTTACAAGATTGCTACTGGCATCTTCTTCACGGACCGTGTAGTGTCTTTCGCAACAGTATAAATAATAACGGGGAGGTGTAATGCCTCCCCTTTAACACATTAGAAAATGTCTTGCAGCAATAGCATCTTAAATTCATTTACTCTTGATTGTAACGATAATCAAGGCGGTGTAGCGGAGATCAAAGTACGTGCTTTCAGTTCGACTTTGGTGTCTGGCGGTTTGGCTACTGTAACTTCGGGAGGTATCACTTTCGCAGGAGCAGGGTTGACTGATTGGTATTTGTTCGAGTGCGCACAGGAGACATCGGTAGCGATGGAAGACGGGGCGACAGATCGCGCAACAGGTACTTCAGTTAAGACGCAAACTGTAACGTACATCAACAACAAACTGAAGCAGGCGTTCCGGAATACTCTGAATAACATTCACGGTATGTTGGTACACGTAGCTGTTAAAGATAAAAATGGTAATTCTTGGTTGTTCGGGTATGAGAACGGAATGATCGTTTCCGCATCAAACTCAGGAACAGGCACATCGTTCACAGATCGTAACGGGTACTCTGTTACATTCGCAGGACGTGAAAAAGACGGTATGCTCTTGATCTCTAATTACGATCAGTTGTAAGAATCGGTATGGTCGGTGGTTCATGGTTTCCATCGTCGGTTAGTTCAGAAGCCCGTCCCCGTAAGGACGGGTTTTCTGTTGTATAAACAAATCGCGTTTCTGTAAGTTTATTATGATGCTTCAGATCACCAAAGATACCACGACACGCGTAGCCGTTACTCTTTATGAGAAACAGACGTTAACTAATCCTACTTGGCTGTGGCGGTTCGTTAACGATGCTACTAATATCGAATACACGGCAATCATTACCGAAGCAAGTAATAATTACAAGACGCGTTCTAATCTGTTTGACATCACAGAGGGCGGATTCAGTACGTTGGTGTTGCCTGCGGGTATTTACACATATTACGTTTACGAACAATCTTCTGGCAATAACACTAACTACTTACTAGCGGATAATCTTTGTGAAGTTGGTCAGATGAAAGTAATTGGTGATGCCGTGATACAATATTCAGAATCGAATAACCTTACCGTACAATATTCATGAGCGAAAATACTAACATACACTTTGTTCAGTTTGAGAATCGCAAGTTGCCTAAATTCTTAGAGGTAAAAGATGCGGACTGGATTACATACGGAGAGGATAACGACTACCCTTATTACTTGGAGAATCTTTATCAGAGGTCTTCGTATCACTCCGCAATTATCAACGCGAAGATCAAGTATATCGTTGGCGGTGGTTGGACTTACGACAAGACGGGCATCGTATCGCTAGAGCAGAAAGCATTAGCCGAGAAAATGATCAATCAGCCGTTTGCGGATGTTGATCTGAACGAAACGACTTTCCGCTGTGCTACGGACTTAGAAAAATATAACGGATTTGCAATTCTAGTAAAGTGGAATAAATCGCGCAAGGGTGCTGTGTTGGAATATATCGACTTTGGCAACCTTCGCACGAATGCAGACCGTTCGGAATTTTATTACACTCAGAAGTGGTACGTTACCGACACACGCGGATTACGCAAGAAGAATAAAAAGCCACAGGAAGAAAAAGACTGGAAGGTTTACAAGCCTTACGATGCAAAAGATCGTTCCGGTGATCAGATATATTACTGGTCAGCGTATGCCGCGAATCAGTACGCATATCCATTGCCTATGTACGTTGGTGCTGTTACGTGGATTGAGAATCACGTTAAATACACCGACTTTCAGTATAAGAATATCAGCGCATCATTCTCGCCTGCGAAGATCATCAACATTTACGGACAAGTGCCTGATCCCGATCAGCAGAAGGTAATTGTTGATGGCATGAAACGTAATTTCACGGGGGAAGAGGGTGAACGCATCGTTGTGGCATTTGCTCCGAATAAAGATTTGGGAACTGAGGCGGTAGATTCTGTTGTTCAGGATCAATCGGTGTTGTATAAAGAGATTGCAGATCAATGTTTGCATAA